GGATAAGCATACAAATAAATCAATTATCATATCAACGTGGCAAAGCATATACAAGAATCAAAAGCCATGGTTCCAACAATTTGGAATGGTTCTTGGTGATGAGTGTCATGGCTTCAAATCAAAATCACTATCGTCAATAATGAATAAAGCAACAGTTGCTAAATACCGGTACGGACTTACAGGGACACTAGATGGTACTCAGACTCACAAGTTAGTGCTAGAGGGCTTGTTTGGCCCCGTATATCAAGTGACAAAGACTGTAGACTTGCAGGATGATGGAACTCTTGCTCCTCTAGATATTAAGGTGGCTGTATTAAAATACTCAGACGATACAAGACAAGGGTGGGGTGATAAGTCATATCAAGATGAGATTGATTTTATTGTAAATCATAAAGGTAGGAATAAGTTTATTCGTAACCTAGCACTTTCTGCTAAAGGAAATACTCTTGTTTTATATCATCGAGTAGATGCCCATGGTAAGCCGCTTTTTGATGATATAAATACAAGGGCAGCAGAAGGACGTAAGGTGTTTTTTGTATCTGGTGATGTTGCTACAAGTGATAGAGAAGCTATCCGTAAGATAGTAGAGAAGCAGACTAATTCTATTGTGGTTGCTAGTCTCGGTACTTTTAGTACTGGGATCAATATACGAAATTTGCATAACATTATTTTTGCATCACCATCTAAGTCTCAAATTAAAGTCCTACAGTCTATTGGTAGGGGTCTTCGACAGTCAGATGATGGATCGACTACCACTCTTTATGATATTGCTGATGACCTACATTGGAAGAAAAAGAAGAACTACACATTACTACACTCGGCCGAACGAGTAAAGATTTACGCAAAAGAACAATTCAAATATCAAATACACGAGGTGTCAATTGAGTAATAATTACAGACAGCTTAAGCTAGCTAACGGCGAGGAAATGATTGCAGATGTATTGGAATGGGCTAATGATGAAGATGCATCAATTGTTATTAGATCTGCTCTAAAGATTGTTATGACTGAACGAGACGATGGCATTAGATTATATGCATTGCGGCCTTGGATGGTGTATTGTGAAGACATGAATCACTTGTTGACTGTAAATGCAGATCAAATAATAGGTGAGACAGTCCCATCAGAGCCGCTTCTAAAACAGTACACCCTAACTGTATCTGAATTTGCTAAGGCATATGAAAAAGAAGATATTGAGGATCATGATGATATTGATCTATCAGCAATGTTTGATTCGGATGGCGGTGGTAAAGTCATTAGTTTATTTTCAAAGGACAAGATGCACTAATGCAAGACGACGATGCATATAACCTCTATCCTCACCACCGCAAATGGTTTAATAAATTGTATGTGGCTGAACTATTTGGATACGATTGTGGGCCGGCTGGAGTTGCCCCAACTAAAGACGGCACATACGTTATTAGACCCATATACAATTTAAGTGGTATGGGTGTTGGTGCACACGTTAAGGAAATAAAGGCTGGAGATCTTACTGCGGTTCCTGCAGGATACTTCTGGTGTGAATATCTAACTGGCAAACATCTGTCGGCAAATTATGTTTGGCAATATGACAGAGACCACATCGATGGTAAATGGATTAATCCTTGGAAAGGTGGTTCATGTTGGGAAGGTATCAACATGCCTATCAATTTAACTAAATTTGTCGAGTGGAAAAGATCGGACTATATACCTCGTGTGCCTGATGAGTTAGTTACTCTTCGTGATGTGAAATATATCAATGTGGAATTCAAAGGTGATCGGGTAATAGAAGTCCATCTTAGACATTCTCCTGATCCAGATTACGATCATATCATTCCTGTGTGGTCTTCAGATTTAGGTCCGAAAAGAGAACATATGGAAATGCACGGGTTTCGGTTCATCGAATCGTACGATAATGCTGATGGACAGTTAGATGATCCGCGGATCGGCTTCCTAGTAAAATAAGGATATACTGCCCCGCTAAAGGCTACACCTTATTATACCAGGTTTTTTATTATTGTCAACAGTAAAATTGCGTGTTGACATATCTTTTTTTATCCAGTATTATACTGTAGAATAACAAGGAATTATATTATGGCAAAACGTGCGAGTATTCATTATGTTAACAATGCACAATTCTCTGTGGCAGTCGTCGACTATGTTAAACTGGTCCGCGACGCAAAGGAGAAAGAGGAAAACCTTCCTATTGTGCCAGACTATATTGCACAATGCTTTCTTCGGATCGCGGAAGGCTTATCACACAAATCAAACTTTGTTCGCTACACATATCGCGAAGAGATGGTTATGGATGCAGTAGAGAATTGTCTTAAAGCAATTGAAAACTACAACCTAGAAGCAGCCACTCGTTCGGGTCGTCCAAATGCCTTTGCATATTTTACACAAATTAGTTGGTATGCGTTTCTGCGCAGAATTGCAAAAGAGAAGAAGCAACAGGATATTAAACAGAAGTATATGTCCCAATCGGGTATAGATCAGTTCGTTACATCCGGTAGCGAAGTCGGTTCACAGAATGTTGCTCAAGCGTTTGTCGATACGTTGAGAGGTCGAATTGATAAGATTAAGGAATTTGACACAGAAGTAAAAGAATATACTAAAATGGAACGTAAGAAGAAGCGTAAAGTTGTAGTAGATTCTGACCTTTCTGATTTTATGGAGGATTGACATTGCATATATTAGTTACAGGATCTGATGGTATGGTGGGTAGCCGCCTTGTGAAATACTTGAGAGATCGCAATCATACAGTCAGTGAATTTGGTGATGATAAAGATATTCGCTCATCATCTGACTGGGACACGTTTAAAGGTGAAAGATTTGACTATATTATTCATCTAGCTGCTCTCGCTGGTGTTAGACCATCGTTTGATCAACCTGACTTATACTATGACGTCAATGTTAACGGCACAGCTAGAATGCTAGAGTTTGCTCTATTCAATAATTTGTCTAGCAGTCCAAGGATCCTCTATGCATCATCATCCAATGCCTATGAGTGGCATGGTAACCCATATGCAACAACAAAGATGATGAATGAGGTTCAATGTTTGAATCATAAGGCGATTGGGATGAGATTCCATACAATCTGGCCTGGTCGCGACGACATGTTGTTTAGAAAACTGCAACGTGGTGATGTAACCTACATCAACAATCAGCATTACCGCGACTTTGTTCATGTTGATGACGTTCTGCAGGCTATTGATATTATTATGGATAAATGGCTTGACATTGATGAGAAAGTATTGGATATTGGTACGGGACATGCAACACCTGTATCAGAAGTAGCTAGAGTTATGGGATACCAAGGTAAGTATGTTGATGAGAATCCTTCAGGAGAACGTGTACACACCAAAGCAAATATAGAGCCATTACTGGCGCTTGGTTATACACCTAAATGGAACATTCTAAATTATGAAAATAGCCCTTCTCAATGACACTCACTGTGGTACTCGCAATAGCAGCGACATATTTCTCGATAATGCAGAAAGATTCTATAGCGATGTATTCTTTCCTTATCTTTTGGAACATAATATTAGCCATATTGTGCATCTTGGCGATTACTACGATAACAGGAAGTTTATTAACTTCCGTGCTCTTAACCGTAACCGTAATCACTTCCTTAAACCGTTAAGAGATAATGGCATTACCATGGACATCATCCGTGGTAACCACGACACGTATTATAAGAATACTGGCGAGTTAAACTCGCTTAAAGAACTGTTAGGTCACTATATGAATGAAGTTAATATCATTCAGGAGCCTACTGTAATGGAGTATGGCTCACTAAAGATTGGCCTTGTCCCTTGGATAGATGAAGATAACGAAAAGCAATCGCTCGACTTCCTAGCTAATGCTAAGTGTGATTGGATTGGGGGACACTTTGACATCAAAGGTTACGAGATGTTGAAAGGAATCAAGTGTGAGCACGGTCTTGATCGTTCTGTTTTCAAAAGGTTCGAACAGGTCCTGTCAGGGCATTTTCACACAAAGTCCACTCAAGATAATATTACATACCTTGGATCACAAATGGAGTTTTTTTGGAATGACGCACATGACGACAAATTCTTTCATGTCTTGGATACGGAAACACGAGAGCTTACTGCTATCCGCAACCCTCATACTTTGCATCATCGGATCTACTATAACGATGTGGAAACTGATTACCTTCAGTATCCTCTTGATGCAGTAGAAGGTAAGTTTGTTAAACTTGTAGTTATCAATAAATCAAATCAGTTTGTGTTTGATCGCTTTGTTGATCGTATTCAGAATCGTAACATCCTTGAATTAAAGATTGCTGAGAACTTTAACGAGTTCTTAGGAGATAATGTTGATGATGGTGAGATATCTGTTGAAGACACTTCTGTTTTGTTGGATAGTTATATTGAAGCTGTAGATACTGATCTTGATAAAGATCGTATTAAGGTACAGATGAATGAACTAATGACAGAAGCACAAGCCTTAGAGTTCGCATGATTACATTTAAAACGTTGCGTTGGAAGAACTTTCTTTCGACAGGAAATTCCTGGTCAGCTGTTGACTTTTGTCAATCAAAGACTACATTAGTAGTAGGCCATAACGGTGCAGGTAAGTCGACAATGCTCGACGCATTAAGCTTTGCATTGTTTGGCAAAGCTCATCGGAACATTAGTAAGCCTCAGCTCGTTAACTCGATTAACAATAAAGGCACGCAAGTAGAAGTAACATTTAATGTTCACGGCTCCGACTTTAAAATTATTCGGGGCATTAAACCAACAATATTTGAGATCTGGCGTGGCGAGACGATGATCAATCAATCGTCTCACGCTAAAGAGTACCAGAAGATCCTCGAGCAGAACATCTTGAAGCTCAATCATAAGAGCTTTCATCAGATTGTTGTTCTAGGTTCATCCTCCTTTGTTCCTTTCATGCAGCTTAGCGCACAAAATCGCAGAGATGTTATTGAGGATCTTCTGGACATCAATGTCTTTTCCAAAATGAATTCTATTCTAAAAGAGAAGACATCCCTGCTAAAGGATGATATCAAAGATGTTACACACCAGAGTGAAGTTAACAAGACTAAAGTCGACGCGCAGAAAAAGTACATCCGCGACGTCAAAGCAATCAATCAAGAAGCTAAAGAAGAGAAATTCAAACTCATCGCAGATTACCGAGATGAAATTAAAGCTCTCAATGAAACAAATGGATCCCTATCTGCCTACGTGGAAGAACGCCTACTACCTCTCACAAGCAGTAAGCAGGATGCGCAAGCAAAAATCCAAGAGCTCGCTACCTTTAAAGCGAAGTTCAGGTCCGATATCAAGAAACTGGTTTCGGAGGTCAAGTTCTTTGAGCAAAATGATACCTGCCCCACTTGCACACAGCCAATCATTGAGGAGACGAAAAGGTCCCATATCGTGGAAGGCAAAGAACGAGCTAAAGAGCTTGGTGATGCCTTATCGACTGCTGACGCTTCTTTGGAGAGACGACAAGCGGTTCTATTAGAGACTGAAGCTGAGTTAACAGAAGTACACAAAGCTCAAAGTGATATACACGCTAACAACTCTAGCATTCAAACATTTCAGACTGCTATAGATCGCGCGCAAGGAGAGATCAATAATATTGGTAAGGGCGCTGATATTAATCAGGCGAATAACGACCTTAATCTCCTTATAGAATCCGGCAATAAGCTCGTTGAGCAGAGATTAGTACTTAATGAGCAGTACAACTATAATCAAGTGCTATCTCATATGTTGAAAGATACAGGAATTAAGACAAAGATAATTAAACAG